GAGGGGAGTACCGGGCGGCGCTGGTGTTCAAGTAATTGAACCATTTACGTGCGACACCGAGCGTTTCACTGGTATCACAGAGGAATCTCAGTACACTTACACTCAAACTTACAACGTCACGATCGAAGAGGCGCTGCCCTATGTTGCCCTGGACCCTTGCGTTCAGCGTGGTAACTGCCGAGCCCTTTGGCCCGGGACGGGTGTGGAAACCAAGCTCCCCCTTGGTGGCGTCGTTGACGAAGCGTCAGGTTCGATCTACGTTCCTGCTTACACTTGCGATCAAGAGCCGACCGAGGACTACGGTCCTTGCTCAGGTGTGCGATGGAGTAATGAAGTTGCACAGAACGGGAACTGGGTATTTGTCTGTGACCCGGAATGTGTGTTCCTCGAGAACCCACTCGACCAGCCAATTTACCTACTCACCACCAACAGCTATACTGAAGACGGACGCCTAGTTGTCACTGTCTGGGATGCGAACACTCGTACGCCCATTCGCGAAGTTTTCTACTGTGATACAGGAAAGAAACTTGCACGTTACGCTGTGGAACTGTGGAGAAATGTCATCACGGACGACGGAGGAATCTCCCCGAAAGCCAAGGTAGACGCCACATGGTTCCAGAACGCCAACTACGGTGAATTTGCCGTAGTCACGGGCGGGTATCAATTCCTGTACTCGGACCCCATGTCTCCGGACTCCTCCCAAGTTTCTATCGACGGCGGAGAACTTATCGGCGTAAAAACAGACACCTTCATCCAAACACCGAAAGGCCGATTTTACTTCATCGGCCAATCACCGAAAGGCAGAGGGTGGATGCTTGAAGGAACATTCCAGATGGCAGAACTCACTGAACTTTGGCGTCTGGGTTGCCTCCCATGTAACGCCGATTCTAGTCCTTACAAACCGTGCTAAAAATGAAACACGCATCGGAACTTTGGCGCCAGTACCATGCAGCTTCAAATTCAGGGAACCAGGCGTTAGCTCGCCAAATTCTCAAAACTCTTCAAAACTACAAAGGAAATCCGCCCCAACGCGGCGGTTGTGCAAATTGTCGTAAGAGACTGTACTAATGGCCACCAACGAACAGCATAAGGACGAAATTGTCCGCCAGAAGGAGTTCCTCGCTGCCGAAGCCCTGAAAGTTGCCAATGAGGCAATCGGAATGCTTCAAGATCAGCTGCCCGAGTGCTCTACTCGGGACTTGGTTCAAATCTTCTCCGCTTCTGTAAAAGCCCACCGCGAAATCACAGAAGATATTGTGGTCTTAACTGCTAAGGAGACACCCTCGGAGCAAGAACTGGCAAAGGAATACGATGGAAAGGTAGAGGAGCTTCTGAAGCGTATCTCGAATTTCTAACATGCGACCCATTATCACTCAAGCCGGACAGCTAGACGAACATAGCAGCTGGCGAAAATACATCAGAGGAATTCAAGAACTCGTGGTCATGGAGGCTCCGGCGTCTGTTATCGAGGAGTACAAGTATCGAGCGGCGCAGGGTTGTTTCCTGGCATTCTGTGATATCATGAAAAAAGGCGACCTTAAAGTTGTCGCCTTCCATGAAGTTATTTCCTCAGCTTTTGAGGACCTTGCTAATAAACGCTACCGCCGCTTGATCGTTTCTTGCCCTCCTCGGTCAGGCAAATCTATGCTCGCGTCTATGTTTGTGGCATGGTTATTGGGTCGAGACCAAATGACCCAGCACATCATTGCATCTTACGGGCAGCAACTTTCCGGAAAATTTCACAAAGATACCATCGGATACCTGAAACATCCTGAGTTTCGTAAAATTTTCTCCGACTGGAAGGGATTCTCCCCTGACTCCAAATACGATATGCTTGGTGGTGGATACATCCTACCAACTTCTGTCGGAGGTGTTCTTACCGGTTTCACCGCAGGTACTACCAATATCACAAGTCCTGGCGTCGGCGCAATGATCGTTGACGACCCGCTTAAAGACTCAACTTCGAAAGCAGCTCTGGAAGAGCTAGAGTCATGGTGGGGTGAACAGGCTTCTACTCGGCGTACAAATAATTGGTGCCAGTTGGTGATTGCTACTCGCTTCCACGAGCGAGACCTTCACGGAGTGCTACTGGAAAATGACGGTATTTACGACGAAGAAGAGAACCCTACGGGGTGGCGTTGGGTGAACATCGCAGGTTTGATTGAAACTGCAGAACAGAAAGCGTTGGATCCCTTGGAGAGAGAACTCGGAGATTCTCACTGGCCAAGCAATACCGCATTCACGGTGGACATGCTTATGGCTCAGAAGAAGACCATGGGTTCTTTTGCCTTCTCCGCCCTGTATCAAGGCAGCCCAGTAGCTGCTGAAGGTCAGATTATTAAGGACAGCTGGATAAGTAGAGTTGAAGCTCCGGAGTGCCCGAAGTTTGACCTAACCTGGCTCGCTGTTGACTGTGCGTTCTCAGAAAGGGAACTGGCTGACGAAACCGCAATATGCGTGGCATCAATTTCTCACCAGTATCCAGGTATTGTCTACATACGGGAAATCATAACAGGACGGCTCGGTTTCCCCGACTTGATTGCGAAAGTTAAACATCTTTACGCTGTTTATGGCGCCCGTGTCCTGTGTATTGAAAAGGCAGCTTCTGGACAGTCCTTGATTCAAATGTTGAAGAAAGAAGCTAAGATACCTATCGAAGAGATGAGACCGCTGAAATCAAAAACTGTTCGTCTGCAGGCTGTCGCACCTTTGATGGAATTTTTGCGAGTCAAGTTTGTTGAGGGCGAATGGATTGATTCTTTTGTCAAAGAATTAACAACATTCCCCTTCGTTAAACACGATGACCGGACTGACGCTTTTACCTGGGCTCTTACCTACTTTTCAATGAAGTTAGACACCGTGGATCGAGGTGTTCAAGATGCGATCATCCAAAACAAGCGTTTCTTCGGGGAGCTAACTCGTTCAGGGTTTGGCAATAAGATGGTGTTTGAAAATCTTTCCCAAGGCCGTTTACGAATGTTCCCTGCCGACCATAATTATAACGATCCTGACTATGATGCGGTAAGTGGCGAAGCAGACACCCGTTCATCTTTTGCTCGGGGAATACGCGGAGGACAACGCAACATCGGTTGGGACATTGATTTGTAGTCGGGATTCAGCCAACCCCGTAAAAAGTTGCTGTCCCTTACAAGACAGATTACCATGGCAAGATCAAAAGTTGATGAAAATCGCGAAATGATGTTCGCTGACCACGGCACAAGATGCCTCATTACAGACACAGCCGCAGACAAATACTTGGACCGGGCTAAAAAGCACGGAACAGATCGTTACTCTAAATGGTGTGGCGGCAAGGGTGGTTTTGACGACTACGCAGAGCGTCTGCACTGACCGGGTAAAATCAATTGTTACCTGGACAGACCCCAATGTCACAGGATTATTTTCACGGGGGTGGGAACAATGTAGTTCTAATCAGCAGCGAAGCATACTCTGTATCCACTGACTGTATCACCCCTAATCACATGCTATCTAGTAAAGAAAAGCGCAGCAAGCGCCGTGTCGAGAACACCCAGATGCTTGAACAGTCCTACTCAAAAGGGATGGATGTTCAACCTCCTAAGTTTCTGACCTGGCGTCAGGAAGAACTCTGGAACTTACTCAAAAAGAACACGGTCACTTTAGCCCACGGCTGTGCTGGAACAGGAAAAACTCTTATCGCCCTTCACTATGGGCTTTTCGGCGTTGCTCAAGGAGACTTTGACAGAGTCTATTATGTACGTAGCGACGTAGGTGTTGAGTTTCAACGCGGTCGGGGAGCACTCCCTGGCGACCTCTCAGAGAAAATCGCTCCGCTTATCGCCCCTGTTCTCGATAACTTGCCTTGCATCATGCATTCGCACGGTGCCAGTGAGTATCTGCTGAAGAAGAAGATCATTGAGCCAGTCCTCCTCGAAGACATTCGAGGCCGTTCGCTCAACGAAGCATTTATCATTGTAGATGAGGCGCAGAACTTCCTGCCTTCGCAAATCAAGACCGTGCTCACTCGTGTAGGAAAAGATTCAAAAATTCTCCTGATTGGTGACACCAAGCAAACGGACATGGAAGTGTTCCGCCGAGAGAATGGATTAGTCGATGCCATTCATCGTCTCCGCAACCTTTTTGAAGTTGGTACTGTGGAGTTTGAGAAAGAAGACATTGTGCGTAACTCTGTTATTGCTCATATTTTAGACCGTTACGAAGATTGATTATGGCCGGGGTTTCTAATCAAATGACAACTCAACGGAACCCCGCTTTTTTCAACTTTGCGGGCGGAGACGGACAAGTTACGGTCGGTGAGAAAAACGCTTCTGTGGCTGGGCAAGCTGCAAGGGGCACTCTTGGTGCCGGGAAACGGGCTAGGTGTAGGCGAGGCAAAGCCTGCGGCGCGACTTGTATCGCTGGGAATGAAGACTGCATCATTGACTTCCCGGAGCCGGTACAGGCCCAGATGATAAAGATGGCTCAGTCTATTCTAAATAAACAAGCAAAGGAAGGAAGAGGAGTTGCGGAAGGTTCCCAGGAAGATATCCAGCTGGGTAAAGCGGTGGGTGTTCTCGGCCGGCACTTAACAAAAGAAGGCACTTACCAGCGCGGTTCAGGTAAGTATAAAAAAGAAACTCGAGAGAGAGCGTTTGAAACTACGCAATTTGGTGGACAACGGATGATTAGCAATAAAGAAATAGATGAACTTAGAGCTAATCGTAATCGTATTGCTGATTCAGAGACCAATGAGAAAGTGCGCCAAGCTTGGCAACGCGACACGCAAACCAAGGGGGTTAAACTTGATCGGAAAAGTCTCGAGGATCTGTACGACTCTTTAGATACGGCCGCTCAGCAGCAGTTAAATGTTACTGGCTCACCGGGGGCCGGAAAATTCTATGGAGGCGAGAAAGACGGTAAGCCTATAACTAATGCAGCGTCTGCGAATAAAGAACGTGGCTTGGCTGTTCTGGATCTCTACCTGAAGCAAGGGGGCACCGATGCTTACGGAATTAACTCCAAACGTGTTTTTTCCCCTGCAGACTTAGATATCGAGCATATACGCCCGATGGAAAGAAAAAAGGGAACAGGTGGTGCAGACGAACCTGCTAATTGGGTTTTAGCACGAAGCGGAGCCCAAAGGACTCGTTCAGACCAGTTCTTTAAAGACTTTATCGACAACTTGCCCGACACAAAAGATAAGACAGCTATGGCTGCTTATTATTCGGATAGAAGGAAAAAAGATCAAGCTACGCGGGCGATGGCGAAACTTAGTCAAGACATCTACAAAAATCGCGGGAAATACTCGGATGAAGAGTTCCTGAAGATGGTGAAATTAGCCAAAGCCCCAGCTAAAAAAGGAGGGGAAATTACTATCAATCCTATCGCAAAGAAAATTTTCCTAAACGAAAAAGGTGAGCAAGACGGTTTCTTCACTGGGGCCGTGCTAAAAAATCCTGCGGGTACGGGTTATGCAGCTCAACCGGCAGGTTGGGCAAAAGCGTACTTGTTGGTTAGAAAAAATAATGATGATAACGTCGCTACAAAACTAAGATCTGATGTACGCGATATTTGGGATAAACAATGGCTTGGAGGTAAAATTTCAACCGCAGAAATGACGGCTAAAGTTGCAGATGCTTACAAATCCAGACTTTCCGCCGAATCGTGGAAGTTGGTAGAAAAAGATGTTTTATCGGCAGCTAAAAGTTTGAATACCAAGTACCCGAACTTGGGGGCAACCGGAAAGGCTCCCACTTCTTCTGCTACTACTGTGGCGGGGGTTAGTGTGGCTGGGCTTAAACCGAATCAAATTGGAGTTTTAAGGAAAATGGAAAACGCTGGTATGTCAAGCTCCGACATCCGTGAAGTTATTGACGGCATGAAGTTAGGAGATTAAGTATGAGAAAAGACACTCGTTTTCGTCGCCCGGAACGTCACGAAATTGAATCACGTTTACCGAATGGTACGCTCAACGACCCTCAAGCTCTCGGCATCTGGAACATGATGCTTCAGTGCGATGACCCTTCAGACGTTTCTCACAAGTATCGCTCTTACCGCGACAGTGAGCATTGCAGTGTCCCTCGCGAGCACTTACGCTCGATGCGCGACACCATGATAACAGCAATGCGAGAAGCGAACCGAGAAGATCCAAGTCCCCGTAAAGAGAAGAAAAAAGGAGTACATTACGACGGCTATAACAATGGTTGGCCATCTCAAAGGAAAGGAGCATGAACCCTAAAAAAGAAATTGAACGGCACCGCCTTCCCTGCGGCCCTGTAACTATCGCGATTGAAGGTATTTGTCGTCGTCGTTTACGTGATCATTTCGATGCACTGCTTGATCGTTTGACTGAAGAAACAAATCCTGAAGGAGTCGACAAAGAGATTATCGAGCTTGACGAGCAAGTGGAACTTCCGGAAGAAAAGGAGCCAGAAGAGACTCGGAGTCAACAGAAAAAACGGATGGTCGAAGAAGGCAAACTTAAGGCCGAGGTTAAACATGAGGTTGAAAAGCACAAAGAAAAACTCATGGGAAACAGCAAAATGCTGCAAGACCCGTCGGGTAAAATTCAAAAAAGGTAATTAACCAACATGTCAAACCGTATTAGTGGCGACTTTAATCAAGACGCAGTGGAAGCTTTCCGAGCTGCCTACGCTCAACAACTGGCTTCAGTAGAAGATGACTCCGTCGCCAACAACTCCGGTCTCCCCACCAACGTAGTGACCAACACTTCGCCTTGGATTGAGCACACAGGCCTTTGGAAATATCCAAGTGGTAAGGGTCCCGACCAAGACTTGAAAACTCCTTTTAACCCCAACGCTTACCTCTCCGATGAAATCGTTGACGGTGACGAAGAAGTTGAGTCCATGAGCGACGAAGAAGTCGAGCATCTCATCAACGAAATTGCGGGCGGAGTGGCCGACGACGAAACCCACGAGGACTAGGGTAAAAGAACTTTAATACGTAGACTACCATGTTCGGGTCATCGTTTGATTTTTCATCGGTAACGCTGCCCGGAGTCGGTGGCGGAATCAACGCTAGTAACGCCATTAGTGGCGAGCAGCTCAAGCAAATGAATGCCACAGGTAAAAAGTGGCGCCCAGGTGCAGACGGTATGATGAGCAACCACAACGAAAACATCATTAAGGCAAATACCGAGCACCGCGAAAAGCGTGCTGGCCTGGTGAATCGTGAGTACAACGAGAATGCCGATGGCAAAGATGCGATGAAGGAAATCTTCGATCGCAAAAAGTCCCGGATGTCTTCGTTCAAAGAAATGAAGAGAGCTGAGTACGGGTTCTCCGAAGGAGACTCCCAAGACTCCGAGCTTCTGAGCATGCCCCTACCTGCCTTCAAAGAGTGCAAGTGTGGTGGCACCTGTGCCGCCTGCCGTGACAAAAAGCGTAAGGACGCTGAGTTCCGTGAGTGGAGCACCGAGAAGCGCAAGGCCCTGAAAGAAGGCAAAGTAAAAGGCGAGTTTGCTGGTCCCGATCAGAGCTTCCCAATTGCTAGTCCTGTTGATGTGGCCGCTGCCTGGTCTAGTGTTGGCCGTGCTGCTAATCCTCGGGCCATCATGAAGCGCATCATCTCGATCGCTAAGAATCACGGATGGGAATCCGGTTTGCCTGAGTCCGTTAAAAAGCGGCTGGCTGCTGGGGAGTCCGGACTACCCACGAGCTGAACCATGGGTCTCGAGACTATTGCGGCCGTTGTCGCCTCTCTTATAACAACAATGAGTGGTCTAGGTTGGATCCTAGATCGTAATGGTAGGCGGACTGATGCCCGTTTCGATACAGTGATTGCCCACATGTCAAAAGTGGAGCGGATGCTCAATGACATGCGTGCTGATCTGCCCCTCAAATACACTCTTCGCGAAGACCATTACCGCCTCACCGAAAAAGTTGAGCGCATCGAGTCAGACTTAATCGTCTGGAAACACAAGGATACCCAACCATGAACATGAAAGACTACGATTGGGATCGGATGTTATTCCTCGGTTACTCTGAGAAAACGGTTAAAGAGTTGAAAGATACATATAAAAAAGGTCTCACAGCGGATGAGCAGAGTAAGGCCAAGAGTACGATAAAGAAGACAATGGCAAAGGCAAAGGAAGGTGGTGCATCTGCCAAAGAACTGTACAAAGACTGGGAATCTGATAAGTCATTCAACAAACGTTTGAAAGATTCTGGCAAAGAAATGCCAAAGTCTCCCGCTACTGACGCATACAAAAAAATGTATGGGGATCACAATGAAATGGACTATGCTGCTAACGCTGCCCAGCAGGCGGCTATTGCAGTCAATATGAAAAAAGAAGGCAAAAAACCAAAGAGTGAATCTTCTGATCATGCCGAGGGTTCAGGGAAAGGTCTAGCAGCAAAGGCAAAAGACTCGGGAATTCCTCTAAGTATTTTGAAAAAAGTTTTTGCTAAAGGCATGGCAGCTTGGCGTTCTGGGCATAGACCGGGTGTAGGAGCACAACAGTGGGCTTTTGGCCGGGTCAATTCTTTCATAACGGGTAGTGGCGGAGCAAGAAAAGCTGATGCCGATCTTTGGAAACAAGCACAGGCGGCTAAGGGTAAAAAATAGCTAAGGAGGATATTTATGGATTACGATAAAAACCGCCTAACGGGGCTTGGATTTTCGGAAGAAACAATCGCCCAACTCGATTTTGCTTGTTGGGATACCCACAAACAAAAGGGTATGAAGAAAAAAGGTAACCGCATGGTGCCTAACTGTGTGCCTAAATCAGAGCATGGTGAGGGAGATATTGCCACAGCAGAAATGACACCGAATTATCTGCCCAAGGAACCTGGGGCCGGTGACGAAAAAAATCCGCAGATGGGTGAGCAAAAGATTCGTATGCCACGCATGGAGGAGATCACTAAGTCCTCCAACCGGAACAGCCACCTGGCTATGGCAGCTGCTCCGAACTACTCTGAGACAGAAGATTTTAACGATGCGTTCCACTCTATGGAACCAAACGGTGGCATGGCCATCAACCAGTTGCGAGTGATGCGAGAAAAAATTGATATCATGCTCGGGATGCTTTATCCCGACGACAACCTTGAGCCTTGGATGGCAACTAAGCTGTCAATGAGTGCTCAGAACCTTGCCTCTGTGGCAGACTACATGCGTTTCGGTGCAGAACTATGAATGAAAAACT